ATCTCGGTTCAAAGATGGTACAGGATGCTTGTTACCAGCTGATACACGATAGAAAAGTAGGAGATTATGAAGTTCCTGCCGGCTGGACTATCGTAGCTGCTGGAAATCGAGAGACTGACGGATGCGGTGTTAAGCGTCAATCAGCTGCTCTCGCAAGCAGGTTCATCCATGTGACACTGGATCATGAAACTGAGGAATTCAAAGCAGAATTTCTCAAGTACGCACGGGAGAACGGATTCCATCCCATTGTTCTCGGTTACTTATCTGTCAACAAAGCTGCCATATTCAAATATGACAAAACAGCGTTGACGTTTGCTAACCCAAGAACGTGGGAGAAGGTATCGAAGATGTGCAAACTGTTTGAGAACGGTGATCGCACTGATTCATACAAGCGGCAGATGTTTCAAGGTTGCGTGGGGGAAGGTGAAGGAAACAACTTCTTTGATTTTTATAAGAACTGTTTAACTCTTCCCAATCCCAAACAAATACTGAAAGATCCTGTTGGCACTTGGCCGGTGGACAGCTCGTTCAGCACTTCACCCGAAAAAATGGGACAGCTCTACATGGTATGCACCGCGTTAGCCAGACTGGTTGACAAGAGCACTATTGACAATATGACGGTGTTCTTGAATACACTTCCCATGCGGGAGTTCGGAACGTTCACTATGGAGGATGCTATTGCACAGCATCCTGAACTGATGAAAACGGATGCTTACATCCAGTGGCAGAGTAAGATAGCTGCTTGATTCAAAGAGACTGATAACTGATAATAAGAGGTTATCAGTCTACTTGAGTTTAGCAACACAAAATGAGAAAAGAGGAGAGAACAAATGAAAGCAATAGATAAAATATTCAAAGCTCGTGAACGTTTGATTCTCAGTACCGTATTCTTCGGTGCTCTGTGTATTCGATTGATCCCTAAAGAGGATACTTCTTGCGATACGGCTTGGACGGATGGTATTCATATTGGATACAATCCCAAGTTTATTGAGACGTTGTCGATGGCTCATTTAGTCTTCGTTCTTGCCCATGAAGTCCTCCACTGTGTCTTCAATCATCACACAAGAAGGAACGGACGTGACGCTAAGAAGTGGAACGTAGCTTGCGATTATGCTATCAATATCATTCTTACCGATTACGGATATACGTTATTAGAAGGTGCTCTGTATGATGAAAAATATCGAGGTATGGATGTTTATGAAATCTACAGGGACTTATACGGTAACGATATGAATGATGATGATGGAGATCAGCAATCAAAAGGATCAAGTGATCCTGGTGAATGCGGTGAAGTGAGAGACTTCCCAGAAGAAGACGGTGAAGAATCTAAAAGTGAAAACGAGCAGAATTGGAAACAAGCTTCCATCAAAGCGCAGGAAATGGCTGAGAGGAAGGATGAGAAGGTTAATTCCAGAATTAGTGACGCTATCTACGGTTACAAAAATCCTAGAACTGACTGGCGTTCAGTACTGAATGAGTTTTTGACAGAACAGATAAACGATGATTACACATTCACAACTCCTAATCGCCGTTACTTGGCTCATAAATTGTATATGCCAGGTATGGACGGGGAGCAGATGAAGGAAATGGTGTTCATCGTGGACACTTCGGGTTCTGTCAAGACTGATATGCTGAACCAGTTCTGGACAGAGATCAAAACGGTACTGGAACTGTTTGATGAAGTGAAAGTAACCATTCTTCATGTTGACAACGTGTTGAGCGGGGTTGAGGTATTGGAACCCCACGATGAGAAACCTGAAACTCTAGTTCCAAAAAGCACGTATGGAGGAACTGATTTTCGACCTGGTTTCGAATGGATTGAAGAAAATGAAATTGATCCAGGATGCGTTATTTACTACACAGACGGTATGTGCCGTGATTACCCGCAAGAACCTGATTACCCCGTACTTTGGGCGAAGTTCGCTACAGAGTGGGACGGTATGTTAAAATTCAATCCACCCTTCGGGCAGGTAGTGCCTGTTGATTACGTGGACTGATTGCAGTATCTCTCTCAACTCTCTTTATGCTGTCAGTGAGCAATGGGGTTCACTGGCAGTAATGGATAGTTGAAACACAAAATGAGAAAAGAGGAGAGATTATTATGAAAAGACTAAAAACCCAATATGTGGAAATCCTGCAGAGAGCCATTGATTCTCAATGGGGGGATTTCAAAAAGTTCACACAGAATAAAAAGATTGATTTCATCTTCTGTGATGAAAATGAAGAAACAAAGTTCACGTTCGGAAAAGGTGCCTGGATTAATTTGTTCTTCAGTGTACAAGGACATCGTGTAGAACAGGATTGGAAGGTGACTCCATTTATGGATGGAGATGAGATTAAGGTTGAGTTTTACAGAAAATCGGAAACCGAACCTAATTGATATCTCATAGAGAACAGGTAACGGATTATTGTTATCTGTTCTAATGAAGTATCAAATCTGAGAAAAGAGGAGAGATTATTATGAAAAGAAAAGAAGCAATAGAGCTACTAAAAACAAATGTTTCAGCATGGAATCAATACAGAATCGACAATCCATCTTGGATTCCTAATTTGCGAGGGGCTAATTTGCAAGATGCTGATTTGCGAGGGGCTGATTTGCGAGAGGCTGATTTGCAATGGGCTAATTTGCAAGATGCTGATTTGCGAGGGGCTGATTTGCGAGGTGATAATTTGCAATGGACTAATTTGCAAGATGCTGATTTGCGAGGGGCTGATTTGCGAGGTGCTAATTTGCGAGAGGCTAATTTGCAATGGGCTAATTTGCAAGGGGCTAATTTGCAAGATGCTGATTTTCGAGGTGCTAATTTGCGAGGTGATAATTTGCAATGGACTAATTTGCAATGGACTAATTTGCAAGATGCTGATTTGCGAGGGGCTAATTTGCAAGGGGCTAATTTGCAAAAGGCTAATTTGCAAAAGGCTAATTTGCAAAGGGCTGATTTGCAAAGGGCTTGTTATGGGAAAGGTGTTCCCATTACAAAAGAACCTCTACAAATACACGGATTAATATATTTTGTTTTGGTTATGGACTCTCACATGAAAATAGGATGTGAATTACATAGCTTTGAAGAATGGCAGAATTTTTCTGATAGAGAAATTCTTACAATGGATAATTCTTCCGCCCTAAAGTTTTGGAACCAGTATAAGCCCATGTTAATGGGATTATGTAAAACAAGAACCGAGGAATGAATCTGAGAAAAGAGGAGAGATAAAATGGCTAAAAAAATGCACGTGAAGACATACTTGCGAAACTGGGCCGGTTTGGACGGTAGAACCGACAGAACACCCATTGAAGTGGTAGACGGATATAAGTTACCCATTCTCGAAGGGGAGCCGGGATATTGGACGACCCCAAGCGGTAAAACAGTCGTATATCATCCCAATGCGTATGGATGGCCCACATGGTATCACCATTCAACCAAAAAGGTTGTTGTTGGCCGGGGATTGCTGGAAGCTTATGGGATTCCAACATCCGATTTGTAAATCTAAACCAAGACTGATAACGGATTAGTGCTATCAGTCTTATTAGACGTACAAACCAAAAGAAAGAGAGAAGAGATTATGAAACTGTCAGAACAGATGACTAAACAGATCGCTGTGTGTCAATCGGCAATCGAACGGGTAAAAGCCCTGGAGAATGCTATGGATGCCGCTGAAAAGGCCGCTGAAGCCCTCACCCCTGGACTGAAAGAAACAAAACGGGGAATCACTCCCATGCTCCAGAACGGACAGGGTGGGAGGTTTGGTGATGATGATGCCAGAACTGATTTACCAATGACAAAACCGAACGGAGATGTGGCACAATGAAACAAATATACAGCATTGCAATGAGCAATGGGTACGGGATTCAAATGTTTCATTTATGTGATGAAATCCGCACCCTCAAACGAAGACTGACACAACTTGTGAAAGCTGGGTTATGTCCACGTAACGCTCACTTAAAAGTGAGTCACAACGGAAAGTCTGAACAGTTCCCCAAAGATGAAACTGAAAAAATTGTGGACAAGGCAATAAAGGACTTGTGCTCAGATATGAACAAGCCTGTGGATATTTGGGGAATACATGAAGACGGTCAGTATCATTGCGAAGAGGGAATAACAATCTCAAGAGTAAATGTACTTACGATGGATGATTTGGATTGATGTTCTCAGATAGCCGGGGATTGAGTTCCCCGGTCTTTTGAGAGTACCAAACTAAAAAGAGAGAGGAGAATTGATTATGGATTACAAAGAAGCTGCTGAAAAAACATCATTCACACTAGACCGCATTCATTACTGCTTTATGTGGAACAGTAAATTTTGGGATATGGACTACAGCATGGCAGATAGACCTTTCACCCTGGATGAAGTTCGGGAAATCAAAAGTGTCTGGGAACTGATGGGAGATAATTCAAATTTCTACGGGGCATTCTGTGAAGTTGCCAGAGCAAAGGGATATTTTGAGAGTGATTTGTATCTCAAAAAAGGAGAAAAACATGAATCTTAGAAAAAATTACACAGAAGAAGATTTACAGCGGTGTACAGAAGAAGCCAGGACGGGAGAACAATTATGAATAAATTACGAACATTGGAATTATTAATGGAAATTGCGGCTTGGAATGCTTATCGCAAAGAAAATCCATATTGGACTCCGAATCTGAGCGGTGTGAATCTGAGTGATGCGAATCTGAGTGATGCAAATCTGAGTGATGCAAATCTGAGTGATGCAAATCTGAGTGATGCGAATCTGATCTATGCAAATCTGAGTGATGCAAATCTGAGTGATGCAAATCTGAGTGATGCAAATCTGATCTATGCAAAACTAAGCAATGCAAAACTAAGCAATGCGAATCTGAGCAATGCGAATCTGAGCAGTGCGAATCTGAGCAATGCGTATCTGATCTATGCAAAACTAAGCAATGCAAAACTAAGCAATGCAAATCTAAACCGTACGAATCTGAGCAGTGCGTTTGGGTTATTATCCTCATCTGATTGGTTGAAAGAGAACTTTGATACTTACCACGGCAGAGGATATATAGTGTTCAAGGAGGTAGATTTGTATAAATCTACTCCCCCAAAATGGGAATACAAAGGCGGGAATACTCTCGCCGAAACGGTTAATCCTAACCGAACGGATGACTGCGGGTGTGGCATCAATTTTGCCACTTTGACGTGGATTAAAAAGAAAAATGTAAGACCTGATTTAGTAATCTGGAAGTGCTTGCTCACCTGGGAGGCACTAGCTGATACTGTTGTTCCATATAATACGAATGGTAAAGCCCGGTGCCAGAGTTTGCAACTGTTGGAGCGAATCCAATGATTGGAATTGCAATGTGTGGTGCTGGTAAGAATATTTCATACTGCAATGAAATGTAATTATTTTGGGTTGACTTCTGTAGGTACAGATGTATAATACCAGCAACAGTAGGTCATACATAAACACTTATATATAAAGGAGAAGAGCAGATGGCTAAAAAGCAATCCCTAGCTGTGCAAGTTGCACGTGAGTTCAACAAAGCTCTTGGAATTAAACCTCCAATTGATATCACTGCAACAGACGAAGAAATCAAAGAAGCGTTGAAGGTCGAAGTGGATGAAGAACTGTATGGAGACGATCCACTATCTGACAAGGTGTGGAAGTTCTTTAAGGATGAATTTGGAGTGGAACGAAAAACTCTCCCTCTAAAAGAACCTCCAAAAGAAGAAGAACCCATCCCCAGTCCAAAACCAGCATCACTCGAAGAAGAACCAAAGAAAACACCAGCTCCAAAGAAAGCCAGTGCAAAGAAAACACCAGCTCCAAAGAAAACACCAGCTCCAAAGAAAGCCAGTCCAAAGAAAACACCAGCTCCAAAGAAAGCCAGTCCAAAGAAAACATCAGCTCCAAAGAAAGATGAAACTCCAAAAACTGCTGAGAAAAAAACACCGGCAAAGAAAGCCAGTGGAGAACAAACACAAGTCCAGTTGATGGATGAAATGTTCCGCAAGGGAACAACTATCCAAGAAGCTGCTGAAGCCTTGGATGAAAAATTTGACTTCTCTGGTCGCAACAAAAAACCGTCGTTACGTGTGTACTCCCATATCAACGGGAGATACAAAAAACAAGAAAAAGAAGGGGCAGTTGAAATCACTGTAAAAAAAGTGAAAGACCGGGGTGTAGTTATCAAGGTTGTACCCGTAAAATAGCAAATCTCCCATTACTGTATGAGGAGTCAGAAACACAACCCCCAACGATCTGGCTCCTCATTTTTTTATTTATTATATTCTTGACTTAAAAGATATAAAACAGTATAATAACCCTTAGAAGGGAGAAGAGCAGATGCGAACAAAACACACACACCTACCTGTCAAAAACCATTTCAACTTAATCAGACGAGTATGCTGGAGGTTTTGCAAAAAGACCCGTTTGGACTATGAAGATGCCGTCCAAGGTTCTATTTTGTTCGTGCTGGAAAGAGCACATCTTTACTCCCCTAATAAGGGAAAAGAAACAACCTTCATACACACAGTCACAAAAAACTATCTGATTAACTTAATCAGAAGAGAAGTAAGAAGAAATCATGGGTGTCTTGTAGAAGATATGGACATACGAACCACAGGCCGTGAAGAAATAGAAAACCTATTACTTCACGAATCTCTATCAGAAGATGCTATAATGCTTCTGAATTACATAGAGAATAAATTAGTACCTTCCAGAAGAACCCGGCTAGCTCCCGATCTTCGAAGAGAGGTTAAAAACTATGGCACTCATCAAATGGGTAAACGTAGAATGATAAAAGCATACAGAGAGTTAAGAAAATGGTATGCCGAACTTCAATAGAAAAGAGAAAATATCATGATTGAATTGTTGATGCTTATCGTCATTGGAGGTTTTGCAGAAGTAGCTGCTGTGTTGTTATATGCAGCTTACAAAACAGCGAAGGGAGAAGAGATTAAAAAATGAAACGTCTCACAAATCCCAAAAAAACCGTAGAACCGGCGACTGGGATGGTAGCGATGATGGGGAAGGATTTCTTCAAAGTTAGATTTCCCTACGACCCCCGCATAATTGCAAACATCAAAACCCTCCCAAGACCTCCGGCAAAAGGCTGGAACCCGAAAGAAAAATACTGGACAGTCAGAGCACTCCCCGCCACTCTCGAAAGTCTGAGAAAATGGGGGTTTTATATCCATTCAAACGTGCTTCAGTGGGAACAAGATAGCATTCAAAACAACCATGTAGACTTAACTGAGATAGTTGTTAAACTATCATCTACAAATTTCAAGGGAATATTACGCCCATATCAAATTGAAGGTGTTGGGTTTCTTGAATCCAATAAGGGAAGCGGTTTAATTGCTGACGAAATGGGTACGGGCAAGACAATCCAGTGTATAGCGTGGTTACACTTACACAAAGATGATCCCGGCAAGATACTTATAGTCTGTCCAAGCTCTCTCAAGATCAACTGGGAGAGGGAATTTACAAAGTGGTCTGACTTCTCTTGCCACATAATCAATGGAACAACCTCATACACCCTTCCAGAATCCCAAGTTTACATAATAAATTATGACATCATTAGCTACTGGGAAAGCACCTTTCAAAAAATAGATTGGAAATGTGTTGCGGCTGATGAAGTCCACTTCGTACAAAATCGTCAAACCAAAAGAAGCAAAAGCACTCTGGGAATAGCAAAGAAATCAAAAGCATTCATTGCCATGTCTGGAACTCCCATAACCAATCGCCCTGTCAGTTTCTTCTCTGTACTCAACTTACTCGACAGAGAAACCTTCTCAAACTTCTGGTGGTATGCACAGAGGTTTTGTGGAGCCAAGCACGATGGGTTTGGATGGGATTTCAAAGGTGCAAGTAATACCGAGCAGTTAAACAGCATGGTTAAAAAAATCATGATAAGAAGACTCAAGAAAGATGTATTAAAAGATTTACCTCCAAAACAAATAACAGTCATTCCAATCGAAATGGAGAAGAAATACGAAACTGAATACAGAAAAAAAGAAACCTTGCTGTTTGGTGAAACAGACTCAAAAGCACTGGACATTGTGGAAGCTCTCAAACAAGCTGCTTTCAAAGCCAAGTGGAAAGGTATTTGCCAATGGCTGGATAACTTCTTACCAAGTGGAGAGAAGATCGTAATCTTCTGCACACACAAAGCATCCATACAAGCCCTGGAAAAGCGTTACAACAGCATATCTGTGAAAGTAGATGGTTCTGTTACGGGAAAAGCCAGACAGAAAGCAATAGACATGTTTCAAACCAACCCAAAGGTACAAATATTCTTAGGGAATATTAAAGCGGCAGGTGTTGGATTGACGCTTACGGCATCTTCAACTGTTGTGTTCGTGGAATTGGGTTGGACTCCGGGGGAGCACTGTCAGGCTGAAGATCGTTGTCACAGGTTAGGCTCAGAATGGGCTGACAAGATTAATATTTACTACCTCATTGCCGATAACACCATCGAAACATACATCATGCAAATCCTGGATGAAAAAAGAAAAGTACTGGGATCAATACTGGATGGAAAAGAACCTGAAGAAACAAAACTGTTGACTGTTTTGTTGGAAAGGATTAAATCCAATGCCTCGAACGTTATGTAAACATGAAACACCGCCACCAAAAATAAAACGGCAGAGAACAAAATTCGAAGTGGAAGAACCAATCAAACTAAAGGGCGGGTTTATTGGGAATCCCCCATCTGATTGTCCCTATAGAAGACTGAATGAGGGCGACGGTCAATATTATGCTGACTTGACCTGCTGTGGTTTCAGTTGCAGAAAGCACAGAAATTGCAAGACTTGGAAACAATTTCAAAATTATCGTAAAAAAAATCCCCCAATCAAGAGGTAAGTTGTATAATAGAGGGGAAGTGAGCCGAACGAAAATGGGTTATCTTACCAAACCACAAGAAAAATCCCCATCTTCATCATAGCAATGCTCACTTCTCTTAATGAAACAAAAGGACGAGCCGAAGTAAAACGGTTATCATAGGGTCTGAGGGTTGTGGGTTCAAATCCCACCTTTTCGCTTAAAGCTGGAAAGTAGCTCAATGGCAGAGCATCAGAATTAATCCGTTTACAACAAACATAGCTCGTCTCTTATAAAACAAAAAAGTGTGAGCCGAATTGTGATCGATTACCACTTGTAATGGCGTGATGCAGGTTCGAATCCTGTCTCTTCGATCTCTAATCGGGGAGTAGCTTAAACGGTAGAGCGCGTATAAACTCGATTGCTATCCAGTACTGCTCACACAATTATAAGGGACAGGGTTGTTACTCTGTCCCTTAATCTATTTACACCATAAAAAGGAGAAGAATCATGGCACAACCACTGCACAAACAATTCAATCCAACACAAACCCCGCAAAGCAAACCCATTCCCGGCAAAGTGGGAAAACGGCAAGTCAAGAACGATGCTGGAGGTTATGTATTTCAGATCGACAAATGGGAACAACTGAAGAGGTTTCTCACACGTGGAACATCGGGTGGAACATATTACTGTGGAGAACAAAAACTCACAGTGGAAAACGCCGAATGTGTTATCGAGTGTCTGGATGAAGACACACAGAAGACGGTGAAGATCATCGAAGAAATCAGCACTGAGGGCAGAGCACCACGCAATGACCCTGCTTTGTTTGCTCTGGCATTGGCTTCTTCCAAATCAGAATACACAGAACTGTTCACTCTCAAAGATTCGCTACTCAAAGTAGCACGAATCCCCACACACCTGTTCATCTTCATCAAATATGCAACAGAGATGCGGCGATGGGGGAGAGCACTCAAAACAGCAGTCGCTCACTGGTACGAATCAAAAAACTGTGAAAGTCTCATTTACAACGCACTCAAATACCGGCAACGTGAGGGCTGGACACACGGTGATGTTATTCGTTTGTCTCATCCCTCTCCCGTTCACTTGAACGAAACAACCAACGAACGAAAACCCGTCTTTGAGTATATGAGAAAGGGCGGAAGTGCGAATGTACCCCACTTCCCAGAACGCATCAAAACGTTTGAGACAATGAAGATCATGACAGAATACTCTAAACCGAATCTCAACAAGATTCTGGATGTCATCAAAAATGACAAATTCTTCACATGGGAGATGCTCCCTACATGGACACTTACACACACATCCACATGGACTGAATTGTTACCTCATCTTCCCATGACAGCTTTGCTGAGAAATTTAGGCCGCATGACATCCATCGGTGTTTTTGATTGTGACAAAAACCTCGAACATACCGTAAAGCATCTCACAAACAAGAGCAGGTTACAAAAGTCCCGCATTCATCCAATCAACGTTCTGATTGCAATGTTAACATATCGCCAAGGACAAGGTGTAAAAGGCAGTCTCAACTGGACACCTCACAGTAATATCATAGATGCCTTGCATGACGCTTTCTACTTAAGTTTCAAAAATGTGGAACCCACAAACAAACGTCTGTTGGTTGCTGTGGATATTTCAGGAAGCATGGGATGGATAAATCTCATGAACGTTCATGGATTTACACCTCGCATGGCGGCAGCTGCTTTATGTACTGTGTTTGTACAAACAGAAAACCACACTGACATTGTGGCTTTCAGTCACACACTAACTCCAGTACCTATCTCCAAACGGCAAAGACTGGATGATGTTGTGAAAACATTTCTAAACTATGGCATGGGTGCAACTGACTGTGCTCTCCCCATGATCTACGCCTATCAAAACAGAAAAGTGTACGATGCTTTCATTATCTACACTGACAACGAAACATGGTATGGAAGTGTGCATCCCAAACAAGCTCTGGACAGATACAGAAAAGAAGTGAACCCAGAAGCAAAACTGATTGTCCATGCCATGGAATCCACAAACAAAAGCATTGCCGATCCCCTCGATCCAGGCATGTTGGATATCAGTGGTTTTGACTCAGCAGCTCCTCAAATCACAAATGACTTCATACGAGGTTCTTTTTGATGGACATACGAAAGCTGTTGGACGATTACAATGTTCCCTATGTTACAGAAGGGCACAAACACTGCCAAGAAGGTTGGTTGCAAGTGGAGTGCCCTTTCTGTACGGGGAACAGGGGATACCACTTAGGTTATAACATAAGACAAGAGTGGTGGAACTGCTGGAGATGTGGATGGAAGCCCGATGTGCAGGTTATCAGCACATTAACGGGACTATCTTACGGCCAAGCAAAAGATGCTCTAAGTCGGTATGGAAAACACAGATCGCCCTCTTACAAAGAAGAAATCAAAAACAGAAAACCCCTAACAGTCCCAGGCTCCTCAATGACATACCATCATTATGCTTATCTCAAATCCAGAAAATTCAAAGTAACTGAGATAAAAAAAACTTGGAACTTGCTTGGAACAGGTATTATTGGAGACTACAGTCACAGAATTATAGCTCCCATCTACTACAACAAACAGATTGTATCATTTCAGGGGAGAGATATTACTGGCAAGAGTGATTTGAAATACAAAGCTTGCAAAAAAGAAAACGAGATCGTACATCACAAACACATTCTCTATGGACTGCAACATGCCACCAAGAGAACGTGCGTTGTGGTAGAGGGAATAACAGACGTTTGGAGGCTCGGAAAGGGGGCTGTAGCGACATTTGGCATCAAATACACCCCACACCAAGTCAATTTATTATCTCTTCTCTACGACACTGTTATCATCATGTTCGACCCAGAACCCCAAGCCCAAAAACAAGCCCATATATTAGCTTCCATGCTGGACAGTTTGGACGTGATGACAAAAATTGCAAAGATCGATGCAAAAGATCCTGCTGAACTTGACCCTGTGGAGGCTGAGGAATTTATGATGCTGAATGGGATGGGAGTCAACCAAAAATAAATATTGACGAACCTTTTAACACGTGTGTATAATGTTATTAGCAGATTGTTTATTAGCAGATTGTTACTTTATCCAAAGAAAGAGGGTGATTATCATGCGCCGGGGATAAAACCCCCACTCCAAAAAAACTCAACCCTGTTGAAATTTAGTGTGTTTTTAGCAACAACGGTCAGCTCTGGAGAGTGCCTGACCGTTGTACTAAAGGCACATTTCAAAGCCGCACTCTCTTTTCTCTCTCTGCTGTGCCTGGTGTGTGCCATAGGGGAATACTCATCACGTTATTGGTGGGTATTCCCCACAACTAAATTTTACAGAGGTATTAAAAATGCCAAAAAACCCGCCTAATTTAGACACAATCCCCAAAGTAAAAGGTTTAACAGGTTATGAAACAAATGGAAATGGTATTACTTTTTTACCTGAAATAAATAAAGTGGTTTATTGCAAAATCATGAACCTAAAATTTGAAGATGGAAAAACCACCTCTATAAAAACCAAACCAAAACCCGTTCACAAATTAATAATACTCGGTATTTATTTATATTATTTAGCGATGAATGCTAAAAATATAAAAACCGTCCCCATAAAAGAACAAGAAAAGAAAACGGGAGTGGATAAAAATAAAATACAAAAAGCAAGAACAGAACTAAAAAAGATGGGGCTTATCGAGGAGGTTATATAAAATGACACGCACATTAAACCAAATACCAGACATAAACACATATTCATCAGATGGAATAAAAAACGATCCAATACCTCTTTTTATCGAATCATTCTCCCGAATTTTAGCACAAGATAATCCAAACGACATGCTGATCGTTTACCTCATTTTATTACTTGTATCAAGACTCAGGGGCAATCCAACAATCGATGATGAAATGCGTTACACAGATATGGGAAGGGACAGAATAAAAAAAGCAAAAAAACGACTAATGGAACATGGATTGATAGAACAATATCGGGTATTGGAAAATGGAAAATTTCATAGTTATTTTTATTATTGTCTAACCCGCCCAATACAAAATCCCATAAAACCAAACGATTCTGATCTGGATATTGTGAGTGATATACTCGAATCTGCCGAGGACTGGAAACCAGTCCGTGGAGAGATAAAACTACAGTCACGAGGACTGAAATCCAGTCCGTGGATGGATGTCCCTGAAAAAGAATCACTTATGTTGTTAAAAGACTCAATTTTGAAGCAAAATAACAACTCACGAGGACTGAAATCCAGTCCTCGTCAAAACACTGATTTTATTGGAGATAGTGACTCAAGTTTACATAATACTTTTTTGGATAAGAAGAAAAAAGAAAAAAAAGAAAGTTCTTTTTCCCCCCCTATAACCCCCTCTTTATTTCAAAGAAATAAAAAGAAAAAAGAAGAACGGGGGTGTGTGCCCGCGCACGATACGTCTGTAGTTTTGGAAGAATCACCCAAATCAACAGAAGGTGATAATGAACTTGGAGATTTAAGCTTTGAAAATATGAACCTTCCAAATCAAAAAGAGTACCCGTTCAGCGATGGTGTATACCTCCAATCCAAAAACAAGCTCCCGCTAAAGTTAACCTCCAATAAAGAATTTATGAATACCTGGGCGATGTACTTTTTGTACCGCAAAGAAATAAAAAAACAAATTACGAAATTTGCCCTGCCGGGAATGTTCACTGTGCTTTCATCCATGACACCCCAAGAAGCCATCGACACAATTAACCGCGCCATGATGAACCAGTGGACAGGTTTATTCCCAGAGAAAAAATCATTCACCCAAAAAACACCTGTCCAAATTCACGAACAGCACATGCTCCAGAGACACTACGATCACTGGAGGCAGTGTGACAAAGAAGGTAACATGCGATGCTACACGATAGACAACACCACAAATCAGGTCTATTCCAAACCATGGCCTGAAGATGTTCTTGAACCTCCCTGGTTGGATGAATTACCTGAAGATAGCGTTCCAGACCTACATCCAGATTACGAAAGTTACCCTGAATTGTTCCAAAAATAACCTCCAAATAAGCGATTCTAAGCGACTTTTTTTAGTCTACCCATACTGAGAGTCGTTTTTTGAAAAAAAATGCAGTGGTACCCCCTAAACGGGGCTAGAATTGGCATCCAAAATCATAGTTCCAGACCCCAGACCCCCTCTGGGTGTCAAAATCGAAGGGAGAAGAGCAAAATGATAGGCCATCCATGGAGATTTGAGTCTTTTGGCTCATACGAAAATGCGCACATGGAAAACTGGTGTGACAAGTTGGAAGTTCCCCCCCACTTCCAGAGTGCACATTGCTTGTCAGACCCTAAAGTAAAGATCACAGAAAAGAATATTGAAAAATCGTATTATGTGTATGGGGAAACCAGATGCGGTAAGACACATGCTGTTTGTGCTTTGTTGAAATACAGAGCCATGATACAGGTGAGCAATCGTAAGTATACACCTGATTCTCTATTTGTCTCAGTTCCCGTCATGCTGGAACAGTTGAGGCAGTCGTATAAGGATGTGATTTTAGATTTCCCACATGAGAATGAACCTACTCTGTTTCACAAGGGAAAAAATTTGTATCATTTAGTGCTAGATGATTTATGCGCTGACAAAATTTCCCAGTGGGGGTGTGATGTGTTGTTTTTGCTGTTGGATCATAGATACAATAATAATCTTCACACAGTAATCACCTGCAATCTCCCCATGGGAAAGATTGCAAACATTGTTGGAAGAAGAGTACATTCACGTATTGCCAGTATGTGCCATCCAGTTCTTGCGAATGGGAGAGTGGTATTCAAATGATCGAAATAGAAACAGTAGATAACTCGCAAGAGAGATTGATACTGATGTGTCTGATTGTTTCAGATTCTTTTATACCTCAGTTCATCCCCCTCTATACAGATGCAGACTACTTCAGTGTACCTTGGTCAAAGACCATTGCCGATTGGTGTGTCAAATATTATAAGAAATATGAGAAAGCCCCTGGATCGGATATCCAGAGAATCTATAACTCCCATCGAAAAGCGTTGACAGATGAAAATGCAAGCATGATGGAAAAGTTTCTCTTGTCTCTTTCTGAAGAGTACAAGAGAAAAGACACCATGAATGTTGCGTACATGGTGGACATGACTGTCAAGTATTTCAAACAGAGGTCTTTACAACTTGCGGCAGATGATTTGACGTATTGTTTGCAAGAAGGTAAACTAGAAGATGCTGAAGATATTATCTCCACATATAATATAGTGGAGAAAACATTGGACAGCAGTATCGATGTTATGTCAAATACAGATATCATCGATAGACTGTATGAAGATTTACCTGAACCCATAATCAAATATCCAGGGAAATATGGTAAACTGATTAACCCTTTATTGAAACGGGATTCTTTTGTGGCTTTCATGGCCCCAGAAAAGACAGGAAAAAGTCATTATATGGACGATTTATTGATGAGAGGTGTTTGCTCCCGTCTCAACGCCTGTCTATTTGAAGCGGGGGATATGTCAGATGTTCAGCGCATGAATAGATATCTGACGTACTTCTCTCAACGTCCCGTAGAGAGTTACAAGGCAGGTGAAATTATGTTCCCTGTTTTGGATTGCAATTACAACCAAGACAATACCTGTAACAGACCCGAACGATCTTGTAATGTAGGTATAAGAATTGGAGAAGACAATTTACCTTATGACGAACAAGACAAAAACTATAGACCCTGTACAGGATGCAGGGACAACAGGCGGGGAGCTTTTTCAGGGTGTGTTTATCTGGAACCAAAAAAAATAACACCCCTAACCAAAAAAGAGGCGTTGGAAGCTCAAGCCAAATACAAAAAAAGAGTGGGGAGCCGTGTTTTCAAAATGGCTCCCTATCCAAACTCAACACTGACCTTCGATATGATAAACAGACAGTTGGATGCTTGGGAACGCAACGATAGTTTTATACCTGATGTAATAGGCATAGACTATCTGGATATTATGGACACGTCCCATTACGGGAAAGAATACAGACACCAGCAAAACGAGTTGTGGAAACAAGCCCGTAAGTTATCACAACAACGTCATGTGCTGTTGATATCAGCCACACAGGCGAACGCTCAGTCATACTTTCGCCCGAACAAAGACAAGAAAGATGACCCCCATGGGATTATTAGAAGATACCATGTGGCTGAGGATAAACGTAAACTTGCACATGCTACGGGAATTATTGGATTAAATCAAAGTCCAAAAGATAAGGTCAGTTGTATAATAAAAGCAAACGTTGTCATCCAAAGAGAGGGAGCATACAACGAAGAAGATTATGCTTGTATCATGCAATGTCTCTCTATGGGAAGACCTCACTTGCAATCGTTTTAAGTTTTATGGCAACAGCGATGTGGAAAGCAGACACATACGACTAAGCGTGAACAAAAATCAAAGCCCCATGACACTGGTAACAGTGGATGCAGAAAGTTGGGGTGTCCGCTAATAAGGGTAGCAATGGACATCTAGCAGATTCTTAGTAGCACGGATGTCCCGGTTCAATTCCGTGCCATACCGTTCAATAGCCAGGGTAGCGTCTGGCCTGTTGCCATAAAACATAACAAAGGAGAATTAGTGTGGTGACATTTCAACTCACAGAAAAACAAATCAAAGTATTGTATCACATGGTACACGGTGATAGACCTCTAGTAGTCTATCAATCTACAAAAGTGGCGAACTGCAAGAAACCTCTCAACAAATGGAAAAAGAACAAGGGGTATGTATATGGGATGGACGACGTAGAAGTCAGTGATAATTGTTTCAAGACCATGCTGAACAGAGGTTTGATTGAGTACAAAGAATCTGGTATGAGTTTTGACAACACTGAAGGGACTGACATCTATGTATTCACCAAGCTGGGAGCTGAGAGACTGTATGCAAATCGTAGCAGACAAGAGTATAAACGTCTGGACGAAATTGAGGAGTTTTAGAAATGAAACCAATGTATCTGAAAAAAGAAACAAAACCAGTTAGTTACAATCTGCATCCAATCATCGATATGAAACCTCTACGCTATGGATTACTGCACAAGATTCACAATTTTTT